TCAATTTTGGTAATCACACCAGAATCTTCTACAGAGCCAGTAATTCTATTAACCACCTTAACATAGTCACCTACTTTGATGTCTCTTCCGTTTTTATCTGTTGTCATTTCTACTTCCATAACATTCAAGTTTTTTATCCGTTACATTCCACAAATCTTTTTTTCCTTCAGTCATATGACAGTTGTGTTTCTTTCCGCTTCTTTTTCCGAACTCTACAATCATATCATTATGACGATTACGAATAAGATGGGGACATTCTTTACAGGGTTTTTTCACTCTACAAAGTTAAAAAATGTTTTTTAATAAAACAAATTATTTTTTGAAATTGTAAGAAGTTTTGATTGGTCTTTTGCCATATCTTTTTTCCATAAATTTTTGGTGTAGTTCCCAATTTAGTATTGATTCGTTTGTTTGTTTTAGTTTTTTCGATACTTTTTTTGTTAATTCTTCGTTAAACTCTACCCCATGTCTATTATAAAACTCGTCAACCAATCTATCTGTTGACATATTGTTTTGTTTTAATAGAATGTAAGCACCAAGATCAGCTTCTATTTCATCTTTTTCAGAACGTGGACCATTGTGTTTTAATAATAAATGAGCAACCTCGTGTGCTTCAATAAATTTAAGGTCTTTCATATTCAAACCATCATTACCTAAAAAAATTTCACCATCGATTATTATCAATTTTTGTTCTGGAAAATAAAAACCATATCCATACTCTTCAAAAAAAATTTTTAATTGAGGGTATTTCGGATTATTTTCAAAAATCACTAAAATATTGACACCAGGTTCAAAATCACTTTCATAAGATATTAAATCTTTTTCCATTTCTTTTAATAACTTATACTGATTTTCAGTCATAATGATTTTCATACATATAAATATATTGGTGTTGTGATTTAACCCACAACACCAACTAAATCATCTAGGTGATGATCTCCAGACATATCAGAACCAATCGGTCTTTTATCCATAATTTTGATTATTTCATCAATACTATATGGATCCAACCCGTTTCCATCAACACCAACATCCATTCTTTTACCATTACCAAATTTAGCTTCTTGTCCAAGGTGCACATGCCCGTGTAGATGGATTACACCTTTGTTTAGACCATGCCAACTTTGTAATGGATAATGACATAAAACAAAGTTTCTATCATTTATTTTAACTTCCAAGTAGTGGTTTACACTTAAAAATCTACTTTGTATGTCGTCTCTATTATTTTCAATATGATGGTCGTGGTTACCCAATATTAGATGAATGTTTTGACAAACCAATCTATCAAGGAATAAACCAATATTATCAAAACCACCAAATGAAACATCACCTAACATTATTAATGTATCATCTTGACCGACATAATGATTTATACCATCAATTAATCTTTCATTCATTTGTTCAATTGTTTGAAAGTCCCTTGTTGAATCAATTGGAATTTGACCATCTTGTGTTCTCCAATTTGTTACTCCACGACAAATGTTTTTGTGACCAAAGTGTGTATCACTTGTTACAAATACTTTTCCTGTTGTTAATATTTTTTTAAAACTCATAATACAAATATACAACTAATTTTATAATTTAACACTATATCTAATAATATCTTCTAATTGATTATTTTTAAATTCACTTCCTGACATCATATGTTTAACACCATTTTTTATAACATTTGTTGTGGTTCTATTATAATCACAATCAACAGGTGATATTTCTTTAACTCCACTTTTAATTGTATTTTCAATTTTTGATGTAAAATCAAATGTTGTTACAGAATGATCTTTTTGGTATACACTACCTAGTATTGAATAATCAATCTGTTTAACTCCATTTTGAATGGTGTCTTCAACGACTTCACGCCATAGGAACATCCTTAATTGGGTGTTCTTAACCCCATTTTTAATTGCATCTCCAACGAATCCTGAGAATACGCTTTCTTTCACGTCTTTAACTCCGTTTTGAATGGTGTTTTCAATAATATCTTCAGAAATGAATTTAACTTCATACCACTTTTTGATGTATTCGGCACCTTCACTTAGTTCCATACCAAATAAAATTAATATATCGTTAAAGTGTTTATAGTTATACCATAAAGTTTTTTGTTTTGTAAATTCAACAACCCACTTTCTTTCTTCTGTAAAAATTAACCACATGGAACCATCATGATTATAGATGTCGGTTCCTCTAATTGAATCATCAAACTCTTGAAAGATTAATTTTGTTAGGTTTTCATTTATTTCCATGATATAAATTTATAATTTTTGTTTTAAAATATCAAACTATTTATATTATTATCGTGAAACAACTAATTAGAAAAATATTAAAAGAAGAGTCATTAAAGCAAACTATGTTGAATCAAATAAAACAAGATGGTTGGCTTGAAACTGCAGAACTTGTTGGTGGATTAGAAAACCTATTTAATATTATTGGTGAAGAAAAGTCAGTTGATTTACTTATGTCTTGTTTTACAGATCTACATTTGAAAAAAAGATATGATAATATTACATTATATGATTGGAATCTTTCTATGATTGTAAAAGACAAATATTCTCGTGAGGTAAGTCACTCATCTATTGCTCTTAGAATTTTAACAAAATTAGGTGATGATGGTGTTGCCCTTTATAAAAAATATAAAGATGACTTTATTAATGAACTAATTTCAAGATTTCCAGAGTTAAGATTATATAGTGATAAATATATTTAATAATATGAAAATAATAATAACAGAAGAACAATTTAAAAAACTTATTTTAGAAAATAAGTTTTCAGAGGTATATACAGAGTATTACCCAAAATTATTAAGAAATGTTTGTATGAAATATTCAAATGGTAATTTGGACAAGGCTGAAGATTTTTGTCAGGATGGGTTTGTAAAGGCTTCTCAGAGATTTGATCAATTTGATGGATCTAACTTAGGTGGTTGGTTATCGACACTTATGAGAAATCATATATTAGATCAACTAAGAAAAGAAAAAAATAAAACTTTCTTTACTGATTTTGATTTTTCTAGATATGACCCACATGATGAAGAATATGATGAACTTTTTATGGGCAAATATTCTGAGAAAGATATTGATGACGCGATTTCTTCCTTACCAAAAAATCAAGAAAAAGTATTTAGAATGTATTATTTTGATGACTTGAAGCACGATGAAATTGCAAAAAAATTAGGAGTGAGTGATGGTACTTCTAAATCTCAATTACATAAGGCCAAAAGTAGAGTGAAAGAATTTTTAGAAAATAAGTGAAAAAAATTAATTTAAACGAAAAAAAAAAGAGAATTAATGAACTTATTGTATAATTATTTCACACATTTTAAAAGCTATTTATTATAATATGAAAATAGTAATAACAGAAGAACAATATAAAAGTTTAATAAATGAAAACTTATTTAAGGACACATTAAAAGACCTTAAAATAAACACAGGCATATTATTTACCTTCGGAACAGGTATGGGTGCGTTTATGGGTCCTGTTGAAAGATTGCTTACGGGATCTGGTTTTTCATTTAATTCGATAGAAATTTCCCTTTTAATTATCACGGCAATTGCAATTTTAATAAATGACACAAATAAAGAATTGTTATTAAATAAATTAAAAGAATTCAATTCAACAAATGCACTTGATGGTGTAAAAGATTTAATTAAAAATTCAACGGATATTATAAGAGCAACTGTTAAAGGAATTATGGGTGTTTCATATTCATTAACTGAGATATTAGGTTTTACATTTATATTAAATCCTGTAATGAAAATTATAAATTCAATTATAAATGATAGAGGTATAACTATAGACAATATTCAAGTATTATTGAGTGGTGTTGTTTTAGGAGGAATTGTATTTTTTATTAAAAACTTATTAAAAAAATCAAAAGATAATTTAGGTGAAAGTTTTGTTACATTAAAAGAAGAAATTGAACCTTCATCAAGTGCGGTTAAAAACATATGTGACGCCAAAAAGTTTTGTGAAGCACAAGGAAAAATAACATTTGGTCAATTAAGAGAATTGGTTGAAAATGCAAAGACAGATAGATTATATTTTCATGTTGGTGAGGGTGGTTATAAAGCAACTCTTAGAATTCTACCTTGGTTTTTTCCGCAGCTTGCAATTGCTGGTTTCACGGGGTCAATATTAAGAGCTTTTAATAAAATATTTAGACCGACATTAGAAGAAACAAAAGGATATAAAACATGGTGGGGTAAAACCATAATGAAAATTTTTGATTTGGTTGAGGGTGAGTTAGGTATAACCGATCCACTATCAAGAATATTTTTCATATCAGATGGTTTAATGACAATGTTAGATGATAAGTTGAAAGTAAAATTTGCAAGATATATTGCGGATATTGCATCAGAAAAACCGGATGATGAAGAAGTTCCTGAATTTTTTGTTGAAAATGAATTAAGGTATTGGTTGAATGAAAAGTTCTTATTGGATCCACCTTTATCCCCTAAAAACCCAACACCAAAAGAAAAAGAAAGTTTAGATGAAAGTTATATTAGATTATCTGAGGATAATACTGACAACTTACTTGGATATTTGTATGAGATGGGTTTTGATAATGATGATGCGTTATATCAGTTAAACGACATTACAGATTTTTACGATAACTTACCTGAAACATTAACACTGTATAGAATTTTGTTTGCCGGAAGTAAAGATGAAATAGATACTCAATATCCTGGTTCACATTATGCAATGAACAAAAAAGATTTATTAGATAGTAATTACACTTCTTTAAAAGATAGTAGTTATGGTGATAATTGTTATGTGATAAAAGTTAAAGCACAAAAACAACTTATTGATAGTTATGAATCAATAAAGAACAATATTCTTTATCCAAACGAACAAGAAATTACATTAAAGAATAAAGGGTTTGGTGTTGACGTAATAGAAATAATGCAGGTCGATTAAAAAATCAATTTTTTTCCATAAGTATTGTGAATAATACCATATATGTAGATATTTATATTAAAAGGTATTATGTCATTTAAATTTTCAAATAAAGTTAATTATAAATTATTTACAGAAACACTAAACAAAGAGTCAAGTTACATTTTAGGGTTGCTTTGGGCTGATGGTTCTATCAATAAAAAAACAAACTCAATTTCAATTGAATGTGTTAGAGAAGATATAAATAATTTTTATCCTATTTTTGAAACCTTTGGTAAATTTAATTTATATTTTAGAAATAGAGAAAATAGGAGTCCTCAAGGTATTATAAATTGCAGTTCTCTTGAATTATCAAATTTTTTAAAAGAAAATGATTACACTAATAAATCATTGGCATCCCCAATAAAAATATTAAATAATATACCTGAAAATTTGCATAGGTATTTTTTTCTTGGTTGGTCGGATGGTGATGGTTGTTTTTATTATAGTAAAGATTTTAAAGTAATCCAATACGTAATGTCAGGATCATACGATCAGGATTGGTCGTCGTTAGAAGAAATATGTAAAAAACTTAACATTTATTATATAATAAATAAGTTTGAAACTAAAAAGGGTCATAGGTACTCAAGATTTTTAATTGCTAGGAATGAAGGTATCATATCTTTTGGTGATTTTCTTTATGGTGATAATGGTAGCTTAGGATTAAAAAGAAAGTATGAAAAATATAAATCGATTAAAAATTATACCAATAGTAAAGAAACTTACACTTACACTTGTTATAAAAATAATGAGTCGGTAAAATCTTTTGATTCCTTAAAATCGGCCTCGGATTGGGTAAACAGAGGCCGATATGTTGGTGGGTCAATAAATGATTGTATAAAAGGTAAACAACCTACCGCTTACGGATACAAATGGTATAAAGTTAAAAATCAATAACGTCCCATTCACCTGTTTTAAAATCAAAATCAATAGTAATTGGTTTGTTTCTATACTCATACCTATCATTCAAAACAGATGCGTTTACATATAATGTTCCTTCACTAAACACTACGCCACGACCACTATGAATATGTCCACTGAGGTGAATTTTAGGTTTGATTTCTTGTATTTTCAATAACAAATCTTCACAACCAACATTTTTCCCATCATACGGAACATAATCCAATTTACCAAAAGCAGGTCCGTGAGTTACAAGTATATCAACGTCTTTTGGTATTAGATTCCATTTCTCCATTAGTTTTTCGCCACGAGGTAGATTGAATGCCCAATTATGGAATTCGGGTTGCCATGGACTACCCCATATTTTAACCATAGTATCAATATCTTCACCAATACCCATCCAATCGTCTTGAAGGTAATCTATGGTTTTATAACCAGTTAATAAACCTTTAAGTTTTTCGTAGTCGTCTTGAAACCCAAAGTCGTGATTGCCACATATAAAAGCCTTAGAGTCGTAGTTATCTATTTTATCATACCACTTGGCAAAATTTTCTATTTCGTGGATATAACCTCTACTAGTTAAATCTCCAGCATGTAATAACAAATCACCACCAGGTAAAAAATCATTAAGTTTTTCGTGTTTAGTGTGAGTATCTGATATGAATGTTATTCTCATTTTCATAATACAGAGATAATATTATTTTCTTAATATGTTACGTAGTGTTTTTGTTTTTTCATTATAAAACTTATGAATAAAGTTTATCATGTCAAAACAATCCAAGTTATTTTCCCATCTTGATTTAAAATTATCAAACATTTTTACAGATGTTTTTAGTTGTCCTTCTGTTTGTGATGATCTTAAAACTTTTAAGATATAGTCGAATTGGTTCGATGCAGTCATTTTGAGGGTTTTAATTATTACCACAAATATAATAAATTATTTTGGATTGGTCTCAATTAATGATTTAATTCTTTTTCTTCCTTTTTCTCCAATTGGAATTGGGTTTCCTTCCTCGTCAATGTGGACAAACTTTATTTGTGTTTTTAACACTATCGCTTGTTTACCGGTATATACGTTATGTGCCCTTGCTTCCATATATAGAGTAACCGAACTATTACCAACATCAGATGGGTTACCATATATTTTTAACAACTGACCTTCTCTTGCTGGTTTTTCAAAATTACATTTATCAATAGAAACCGTAACCATTCTTGGTGTATCGCAAAGTTGCATCGCATATCCCGCTGCTGATCCGTCAATCCATTTCAATAAAGAACCCCCGAATAGATTCCCGTGAAACCCTAAGTCTGATTTTTTAATAGGGTGTGTTGATATTAGTTCCATTTAATATTTATCAATTTGTTTTTTAATTTTTTCTAATAACTCATCAGATATATTTTCTGTATCTGTAATTTCTTCCAATAATTCTTTTATTTCTTTTTTAGATCTTTCTTTTGACTTTAGTCTTGTTTTCAATTCAACTTGATACAGATGAAAAGATACTTCATCAACATTTTTGAGTTTTTGCAAATACTTTTCAATTCTTTGATCTAGTTTTCTAATACCATAAACATCAATAAGTATATCAAATGATTTGAATAGTTCATCTAATCTACCTTTAAGGTACTGTATTTCTCCGTATTTGAATATCTCTTTATCTGTCATATTATATTTTTACCCATTTATTATCATGATTATATTTAAAAGATCCTATATATTCTTTTTTCCATTCGTGTGGTTCAACTAATGATAAAAAAATATTTCTGTTTTCTGAATAATATAAGTGGTAAACATTGCCAATTATGGGTTCAAAAGTAAACTTTGCGTTATAAACCAAATCATTCCACTTATATTCCTCCACCAATTCATCATACTCTTTTTTTAACTCAACAAATCTGTCCTCAAAATGTTTGTTAACTTTTTCAACTCTTGTGTTTTTCCAAGTTTGTAGGTTCTCAATTCTAATGGCTGGTGCACCAACATTTGATCCATACGATAATATGTTTGGTGAGTCAGAAACGTTGTCAGGTTTTTTATTAGTAGTTTCCTCTTCCACAATAAATCATCGCTTTAATTCTTTCTTGCTCGAAAAAAATAAGGTATTTAAATAATCTTTTCATAATTTATTTTTCTTTATTTCTATTTTTTCAATGA